AACTGGGTTTTAGGACTGACCCGTACAACCTCTTGAGTACACATCATTCGATGATGCGTGCACAAAGTACGAGGCTTATCTATTCAAACTCCTTAAGGAACACAACATGCGAGAAGAGTCTGTTATATCGTATTGTAGCAGGATTAAGATTCTGAAAGAGTGGAAGAAACAACAGAACGTCAACCTGTATTACACTTATCAATTCGATAGCAAGATGGTAGGTCAATTTTTGGAGTACGTTTTTGTCGATAGGAATAACACGCTTCGAACGAGAAACAATTATCTCTCATGGATTAAGACGTTCTGTAAGTATCTATTGGAGCGAGGCTATATATCTTCAGACCCTACAGAACACTTTTCAATCGTGCAGCGTCGAGGTCAGTTTAAGAACCGCGATGTTATTCCTGATGATGTCCTGGAGCGAATAAAGGAATGGTTGATGACGCACAACAAGCATTACTTGCTTGCCTGCTATATTCTACATTATTTATTTGTGCGCCCAAAAGAGATGAGTTATATTAAGGTAGGAGACTTTAATATAGCAAAGAAAACATTATATCTTCATGGTTCAATCGCAAAGAATCATAACGATGCCCTCTTAACGCTTCCTGATCATGTCATTAAATTAATGATAGACCTGCGCATCTTCGATAGTCCAGGACAGTATTTTCTCTTTAGTAATGATTTTAGACCAGGAAAGGAACGACGAACAGAAAAGGCGTTCAGAGATTACTGGAGTCGTTATATCCGTACGAGCTTGAATCTGACTGACAGATACAAGTTCTACAGCCTGAAAGACACAGGTATCACGAATATGCTGCGTGCGAACACCGATATACTTACTGTGAGAGACCAGGCACGACATTCATCGATATTGATTACAGACATATACACTCCCAAGGATATTCAGCAGGCTAATCAGCTGCTATTAAATTACAAGGGAGTGCTTTAATTCTAATAAAAGCAGGGCTGTAGGATGGATATACCCCGTCCTACTGTCCATCTTTCCTACAATTATGAATATACAGAACATCCTCCGTGAGCTTAGTAATGAACTAAAAGGGCATAATGCACTAATACAGATACAAGTAGATGGGCAATACGTCATCAAGTATGTTGGTGATGTCAACAAATTGGTCGACAATCCTACTCTGATTGCATACAAAGAGGATAGTTCTTTCCTCGACTGGATGGAAGGGGAGATAGACAAAGAGACATATACAGCAGGGACGATTGCGAATCATAAGGCAGCATTAGCGGTTCTAAGACGATTCAAGAAAGATATGACCTTTACGCAGATTGATTATAAATGTATATGCGATTTTGAGAATTTCCTAAAGAATGCTGGGTATGCGATTAATACCATAGCTAAGTTTATGAAGATATTTCGTCGATTCGTCAATCTCGCTATCGACGAGGAACTGATGACAGTCTATCCTTTTCGCAAGTATCACATCAAGACTGAGAATGTGCAGAAGCAATCGCTGACAGAGAGAGAACTGAGGCGGATTGAGGAGAAGGAGGTAAAAGAAGAATTGACAGATGAGGAGAGGAAGGTAGTTAAAGGTTTTCTATTCAGTGTCTATTCTGGTCTTCGCTTCTCTGATATTGTGCAAGTAACTAAGCAGCACGTTAAGAACATATATCGGAACAAGTGGATTGTGATGCGTATGCAGAAGACAGATCACGAGGTGCGAATACCTATCTCTAAGATGTTTGGAGGAAAGGCTGCTACGCTGGTGCAAGAGAACAAGACAACTACAGGTAAACTCTTTCAACTACCTTGTAACGCTCGCTGCAACCTGGTACTGAAACGTGTGCTTAAGCGATTCAATATACATAGGCACATTACCTTTCATTGTGCCAGGCATACGTGTGCTACTGTGCTACTGAGTAAGGGTGTGAGTCTTCCGATTATACAACATATATTAGGTCATCAGAGCATTAAGACTACTCAGGTGTATTCTGCTGTGAAAGACACAACGATTAATAAGGAGATACGAAGAGCGTTTAGGTGAGGGTTCCATCGGGACTATGTTTAGACATAATAACAATATTACTAATCTTAATGATTTTCAACAATTCCATAATGTGAGACGATTAAATGACGCCTTTTCTTATTGTACAGGTTTGCTTGAGGTTAGATTTTGGGAAGGGGTCGAGGAACTTGGAGATAACTGCATAGGTTATTGTCCATCTGTTAGAATCGTTGATTTTCCTTCTACTATCAAGTACTTAGGGCAACAATTCTTACGTTATCCGATGAATAAGAACAAAGGTATTGTGATATGTAGAGCGAAGACACCACCTGGCATTCACTCGTATAGCACACGCATAAATGCGCTCACATTATATGTCCCTGATGACTCATTAGAATTATATCGAGCAGATAACAATATGACAAGATTTATTTCTACGAACATACGTCCTCTCAGCGAGTATCACGAATGATATTCGCTAAGGGGATAAATTCTATCTGCAACACGAGACCAGCCGTCAGAATGTCTATAAACGTCTATTACGTCATCGGGGACATATATAAGTCCGTTACCACCGAGCGAACGATTTCCAGTATTAGGTGGGGTTTTAGATCTTAAAATGGTAGTCTTAGATCGCAAGGATGGTTGACTCCACCCAAAAGAAGAAATAGTAGAAGGGTAGTCAACGACATCCTTAATATTGTTATCAAAACCTTCTGGTATATATGAGAGTTTCCCCTGTTCGACAATAACATTCTTTAATGACATAAGTTTTTTTCGTGTGGCACCTCCGAAGGTATACCAGTCTATAATATCTACACTCTTAGGAATAGTAATTGATTCTAAAGAGTCACAATCCTTTAAATTCTCATATACAAGTCTTTTGATCTTGGTAAAAGATAAGACCTGCAGATTTCTTATTTTTCGATTTCCTGCAAATATAGTCCCGATGGGATTAAAACGGTGTTTAGATACTGTTTTAATCCCATCGGGACTGTATTTGTTGGCAAAGACTCGATTAAGAATTTAGACCTAAGTTTTCTACACCATTGGGAACGGATTAATTTTACCCATATCAGAGACTGTAAGCGTTTGAAGCGTGTAGTTTATCCAAGCTCTCTTAAGGAGGTAAGCGGTGGATTACTTATGGATTGTCATGCTGTTGAAGAAATAGTTATATTAAGCAAGGATATACGCTTCACCTTTGGCATGGTAATTAATGGAGCAAGTTCATTGAAGAGAGTCATATTCTATGCTGAAACCCCTCCAGAAAATACAGACAAATTCGCATATCTTTTGTGGTTTGCGAACAAAGACACGATACTATATGTTCCAGACGAGAGTGTTGAATTATATAAGAAGCTCCCTTTTTATAGCAAGTTTGCAAAAGCAATTCTCTCTCTCAGCGAGTATCAAGGGTAATACTCGCTGAGAGGTGCGAAATTGTTGCTGATATTCTTCCCAGCATGTAGGCTTTTAAAACTATCCACTAACTCGTCTCTAACGTATATCTTAATATCTTTTGAATAATTAATTCTATAGAACAGATAGATAAGATCAGGAATTTCAAAGGCGTTCTTTTGTCTTAGAATTATCCTTTTCATTTTGTTAGAACCTATAAGAGCATTCGTAGCGAATATAATGTCTGTGCAATTTTCGTTCACATCTATCTCTTCTAATGATGAGCATCCACGAAAAGCAAATATATTATGTCTTATTTGCTGTGGGTATTTAATCCGTTGCAGCTTAGGACATGATTCAAAACTGGTTTGATGGATTGTATCTATATTGAATGCCTCTAAGTCCTTAGAAGGGTCACCGACATTACTTGCTCTGAACACAGTCCCGATGGGATTAAAACGGTGTTTAGATACTGTTTTAATCCCATCGGGACTATCTTCAGAGGAAACAAACACCTAAAGACATTGAAGGATCTACGGTTTTTCACGTCTTTAGATGACGGCTCTCAACAGATTGTTGCGAACTGTCCTAATCTTACAGAGGTATGGGTGCCTGGATCTATGACTTTTATTGGAAGCTGGTTTTCTTTGAGCTCTCCAAAATTAAAGACCATTGTCATGTGCGGGAATATTCCTCCTGTGGTCCATTCAAACTTTATGTATATCAATACTTCTTACGAATACCCTAAGGGTTTACAAATTTTTGTTCCAAATAACGCTCTTAAAGATTACAAGCAAAAGTGGGTGGCAATAAGAAGTGGATCAACTCATATAATAGACTACATTAAACCCTTTAGCGAGTATCACGGATGATACTCGCTCAAAGGAAGAACAGAATCTTTATAATCCTTCCAAACAGCAGCATTCCTGTATTTTTCAACGCTGTCGTTTGGTACGTAAATTTTCGCAAAATTAGTAACATGATTGCCATAGAAGAAACCACTTATATTGGTAATTTTTGGAGGCATATTACTTTCTATTATAATTGCTTTCAGATTTCTTTTCTCCCAGCCCCAAAAGAAATAATCAGGAATATTCTTCCATTCACCACATAATCGAACACGCTCATAAGAGCTTACGTTGTCATTGAATATTCCAAAAGGTATCGGTGGAACTGAAATATATTTCAGTTTCTTGCATCCTTGGAACATACCTGGTTGTAGCTGAGAAGCCTTAAACCGAACCAGCTCATCAAAAGACTCAATCTTAAGATTGTTGTAGAACTTAGTCCCGATGG